ATCAGCCGGACCGTTTGCGCCGTAAGCGCAACAGGAGTCCCATTCTTCATCCCACCCGCGCCGTCGGAGACCTTCGGCGTACGCGTCAGCACTAGTGAGATCGGGTCAGCCGCGATGAAGTACTTGGTGAGATTGCGCTGCGCCATCAGCTCCCCGATGTCGATCATGACCGGGTCAACTTTGAGATTCGCGTGCCAACCTGGACGGTGGAGTCGCCGGGTTGCGCCTTGTCAAAGTACACAGCCATGGCGAGCGCGTTCTTGTGCAGGTCCCCCAGACTCCGCGAGGAACCGGACTCCGCGACGTTCACCAGCGAGGCGTACGAGGCCGCACGCTCGCGCCAGATCACCGCCGCCAGCGCCTCGGGCGAGGAGGCCGCATCGAGCCGTGCGCTGAGTTGCTGATCTGTGTACGGATCCTCATTCGGCGGATTGCCGATGAGAAGCCGAAGCGCATCGATCGCTTCCTGACTCGCCATCACTCCTCCTCAGACGAAGCGCCGGACCACCGCGAAGGATGGCCCGGCGCTTCGCTCGCCGCTAGACCGTCGGCGGGTTGTCGTCGTCGTTGGCTTCGTCATCCGCGTACAGCCGGTCGGCCAGGATCTGCTTGGTGCCGGTCGGGTCGAGGTTGCGGCGCTTCGCTTCGTCCTGAAGCTCCGACACCTTCCACTTCTCGTACGGCACCGCGTCCGGCTCCTCTTCGTCCGTCTCGCCCGCAGAAGCCTCAGCCGCCTCAATGGCGGCCAGCTCCGCGAGGAGATCGGCCTTGCGGCGCGCCGCCACCTCCGAGGAGAGAACCGACTTGGGCTGCAGGCCCGTGCCGTCTCCCTCCAGGAGACCGGTGTCGCCGGTCGTGCCGTGCGTGTTGTCGGAACGCTCGATGTCGGCGTACCGACCGCGCTCCAACAGGTATTCCCGCTCCTTTGTGGTGAGAGGAGTCGAGAAGTCAACTGCCATGCTCACGGCTGAACCTCCTCGATCGTGAGCCGGTACTGCTTCGCCGGATCGATGAGACTGTTGGTCTCCGACTGAACCGTGATCCGGCACTGCTTGGTCGATCCTGCATCGTCATATTGGCCGAAGAAGGTAGACTGTGCAGTGCCATAGGACGGCACCGGAGCCGAATAGCCCTTGTTGTAGAGACTCGGCCTCTGGTCCATCGGCGCAGCAGTCTGTGCCACCTGAACATAAGTCATTCAGGTCACCAGGCCATGCTCGTTGGAACAGTGTAGGCACCGCCCGTGTTGTCAAGCTTCATGATGGCCGCCGCACCGCGCTGGCTGACACCCGCGCCGATCCCACGAATGAAGTAGGAGTCGATCAGCGGGTAGTTGTTGTTGTTGCCGGGCTTGATGATCAGACCCTGCAGCGCCGGATCCTCATCCTCGCGGATGCCCACGATGGCCAGCTGCGAGGAGCTGCCGGCAGTCGCGGCGGCCACGGCATAACCGGCCGGAATCTGGTAATCCTGCACGAAGAGGTATGGCCCCCACGTGCCGACGACATCCAGACCGGCGAACGAATTCGGCGCGAGCGTTCCGTTCAGGACGTATCCCGGAGGGAGCAGCAGCGTCTGGTTCGTGGCCTGGGTCGGGATGAAGTCGTACAGCGAGACGACCGTGCTCGCACCGCCGGAGACGAACGCCTGGTTGCGGACGAACTTAACGACGGATGAAGTCGCGTCAGCCGGGTTGAGCAGGAAGATGATGTTGTATCCGGCAGCCTTCGTGAAGCCGTGGTGCTCGATGGTAGCGGCCAGGTCCAGGAAGTCCTGGGGGTCGAAAGCCACCTGGCCCGCGTTGGTGCCGGACGAGAGGTAGTGTGTGTGCGAACCGGCGAACGTCTGCCCCTTGTAGGGCGGGATGTAGCTGCCGTCAGCGTTGTAGAGCGCCACGACCGTGAACGGCGTCGCAATGCCGTCGATGGTCGCCGTACGGTTCGCGTTGTTGAACAGGCTCTTGGTCACCTGCTCGAACACCAGCGCGTTCTCCGCCTCCATCGCCTGCGTCAGCACAGCATCCAGCTGATTCGACGTGGCCTTGGTGAGGAAGCGCCAGGTGTAACCCTGCCGCAAGTCGTACCAGTCGAACGGGTACGCGCGGGAGGTGACAGCCGGAGTGGGCCGGATCGACTGCGGAATGCCGAACTCAGTGGCGAGTTCGAACCGCTCGGTGCCGGGCGCGCCAGGCTCGTCTATGATGCCGGAGACGCGCGTCGACAGCAAGTCGATAAGCGGCTGCCGAGCAGCGTTGAACTCCTCCAGAGCGGCGGAGTACATGTCCCAAATCGCGTTGAGGTCCTGCCCGTCGCGCGTCCGGGTGAGGATATCCGCCTTGGCGGAATAACCCTTTGCCATGGTTGGTTACCCTCCCTTCTAGACCGGGTTGCAGCGGACGATGACCCGGTTGGTCTCGACGGTGAAGCCGAGCGCCTTACCGGAGGTGGAAGTGTCGTCCACCGTTCCGTCGGTGTGGCCGTAGACCGTGGCTCCGCCGGTGAAGGCGGTGCCCGCCGTCTCGGTTGCGTCGCCAATCTCGCCGTCCGTCATGACGTCGATCGCGGCACCAGCGGCCATAGCCTCCGTCGGGCAGATGACGCCCTTCAGATCCGTCGTGGCGGCACCGCCGATCACAACGCGGCCACTCGTGTTGATCGAGACAGCACGGATCTTTCCGGCGTCAGCAGCCACGATGGCCGCGTTGAGACGCGCACGGAATCCGCCGTCAAACGGGTCATACTTGTCATACCTCGACAACACACACCTCCTTCGAGGGTTTGAGAGCGTCAGCTACGGCTAGCGCCGTACCCGTGTATTCAGCGCGGGGAATCGGGAGGAGCTGATCTTCTGCTTCCCACTTCCGCTCGCGCCGTTGTTGCCGGGGGCAGTCGGCGGAGCAGCTTCCTGCTTCACCTCCGTCTTGACCAGATACGCGTCCGACTTGGCAAGCGCCGTCAACGCATCCTTGAGGCCGGTGACGTTGCCTTCACCGTCAATCTCAACTTTGGACAGGTCCACGAGCTTGAGCGCGCGCTCCGGGTTGTGCCAGGTAACGGAGTTGTCTGACAGGAAGGCAACCTTGAGCGCGAGCGCTCGATTGGTCTCCTGCAACGCGTCCCGCTCCTTCAGCAGCTCCTGGTGATCGCGGACAAGCTTCTCTTGCTCCGGCAAGTCCTTGTCGCGCAGCTGCTTCAGCTCCGCTTCGAACTTGGCGGCCCTGGCATCCGCCGCTCGGGTGCGCTCCCGCTGCTGGTCCAGCTCCGCCTTGCTTACCGTCGGAGTCTGGGTATCGGTGCCGCCCTGTGCACCTGTGCTGCCGGAGGTATCCGTTGCGCCGCCAGTATTCTGGCCGCTGGTGTCATCTCCGGCACCGCCCTGTGTGCCTTCCGCGCCGCTCAGTGCGCCTTCACCATCGGTGGTCATGCTTTGCTCCTTGGGATATTAACGGGGTGATCGGGCTTCCGTCTACCTGGAAGCCTACTGCCTCGACAACCTAGCATCCTCTTTGGCCAATTCTTTGTCGAGGTAGTCATCAAAGTCGCCGCGCAGGAAGCCTCTGACAAAGGCATCCTCTTCGATCGGTTCTGGTACTACGTAACACATGCACTGCGGATGCGGCCGGAGTGGTACGCGATCCGGCCTGTAGATTCCGCCATTCCTCTCCGCGATAACGTTGCAGATATCCTTGCGGGGATGGGACTTCGACAGATGCCAGCTCATGCTGTGCGTCCACGGACTGTCAATAGCCTTCTGCACCGTGATCGCGTGGAACGCGTTGTTGATCTCCGTACGCGCGAGGCGCATGGCTGCGTAGCGCACGCCGCCCGGAGTGTTGGGGTTAAACCAATCCCGCGCTTCCTTGGCGAACTTGCGAGCGTTCAATCCGCTCGCAAGCACAGAGTTGATGAGCCGGTTCAACCTGCCGTCCATCCACACGCGCGTCCGGTAGATGCGCTGCGCAAGCGGAACAGCCGATAGACCCATGCGCGCCATGGCAGTCTCAATAGCGCGCTGTGACGTCTCTAGCAGCGACCGGTACAGATCCTCCGCAAGGCCGGAGGCTCCGGCTGCCTCCAGCAGGGCTGCTTGCGACTCCGCGCTGAGCTTGGCTGCACGGCTAGCCGACCGCAATCGCCTTGCAGAGACCAGATCCCCCAGCCGTTCGAACACAACCGCTTGTTCGGCGAGGAGGCGGAGCCTGGTCTGCTCCAGCTGGGCACGAGTGATGTCCTTACCCGTGCCCAGCCGTCTCAGCTCCGCGTTGACACGCCGGTACGCGTCGCGAAGCATACGCAGGATCTCCGCGTCGCTCAGCCGGAGCTGCTGCGCGTTGGTGAACTGCCAATCGCTCGGTTCAGGCTGTGGTATCGCCATCGTCCGTACCATTCGCCGCAGCGTCGATCCGAGCGCCGGTCGCATCCAGCAGCTCCTGCTGCTCCATCGCGATTGTCGCCAGCATGTTGTCAGGGAAGTTGTAGCCCAAGCGCTCGGAAAGCTCCCGCTGCGCCCACTCGCGAGACACGATGTTCTGCTGCACCATCTGGATGATCTCCGCGAGCACCGCAGCCCGGTCGATCGGCACGGGGTCGCTGAAGTGCACGGACGGCGAGACCATCGGCGGCGTGTACGCCTCGTATGCCGGCATCCACATCGTCAGAAGGTCGTGCAGGAGGTGTGTGAGCTTGGAGGTCAGCTCCTCCTCCTTCTCCGCATTCTTGGCCAGGATCGGCATGAACTCGATGCGAAGCGCAACGCCGCTAAGAGCAACGTTGGTGTTGATCCGTCCTATCGCAACATCCGGCACGGCCGTGGCCTCGCGTGCGGCAGTCATCATGCCGCCCATGTGGTCCTGGATCGGCTGGACGGATCCGACGCCATCCACACGGCCCATCTTGCCGTCTTTCTCAAGCTCCACCATCGAAGCAGGGCCGATCTCCCAGCCAACCTCGCGCCCGTTCGCATCGCGCGGGCGACCGGAGTCAGTCCAGTAGACGCCAAGCCCTTGCAGCGCAACAGCCAGATCCTCATCCGTGGTGTTCTGGATGATGCCGGCAAGGATCGACTCCAGGCCCTGGACCTCCGACAGACCGAAGGCACCGACAGGCCCACCTCGCCGGTTGTTGCGGAAGTGGTAGACCGGGATGGACGTGATCTGCGTCGGCAGCACAACCCCCGCGCGGAGCACGGCCCATTCCGGGGTGTTGCCCCAGGACGGGGGATCAACCGGCTCCAGGTCCTGCGCATCCTCTCCAGGCCGATCGTCCCAACCGGTCAGCGAGAAGAAGCCAACCCGGTACCCAATCTGCCCGACGGCTCCGCCGAAGTTGGGGGCAGTCTGCTCGTTGAGCTTATGGTACTCGATTCGCTGGATGATGTCGTCACCGTCATCATTCTTGACGATGGAGGCGAGGTACACACCGGTCACGCGCTCGCCATCAGACGGATCGATGATCGGGAAGTATTGCTCCGGCTGGATTTCTGTAATTCGGATCCGCGACCCTTGCTCCTTCGCGGGATCTGCAGAGATCAGCAGCAGAGCGTCACCCTTGATCAGCATCCAGCGCTTCATGGAGAGGAACTTGATCGGCACCTCCTCACGCCTCCACAGCGCGCCCATGTTGGAGCGCAACAGGTTCATGGCGTCGTCGTCCACCTCGGTGCCCGGCTCCGGATCCCAGCCGATCTCAAAGCCATGCGCAAGGTATCGGTTCGTCGCCTCGATCAGCGAGCGAACGGCCGGGATGTACCGGCGAGCCAGCGGATCATCGCCGGACCGGAGCAGCGCGTCAAAAGCCTCGTTGACGTTGTTCCAGATGTCCTCATATGTGGCGTACGCCTGAATCCTGTCCTGGTTGAACTGTCCAGGCCGGACATGCCCTGGGGCTGGGCGCTGCAGCTTCAGCGCGGTATCGTACGGGCTAACAGCAACCATGCCCGTTGCTCCCTACTTCTTGATGTTGACTGTGGACTGTCGAGCGCGGTTGGCGCGGTACGGGGAGCCGAACATCCCAGCGAAGAATCGCCCCAGCGCCTCAGGCGTGTGGTCGTCTTTCTTCTCTGGATACTCCGGCGCTGGCTGGCCCTTGCTCGCGCCGGTTTC